GGGGATCGCGCTCACCTACGGCTCGCAGCGTGTGATCCTCAACCACCTCTCCTACACGGACCTGACCGCGCGCTACCGGGCCTGGACCTCGTACCGTGGTACACCGGAGTGCTGGGCGCGCTACGGGCCGGCGTCCATCGTCTTCGGGCCGGTCCCCGCAATCGCCTATGCGGTCGTCCTCGACTGTTCGCAGTTCTCGTCCCCGCTCGTCAACCCGACGGACACGGACCCGCTGCCGTACCCCTACACGGCGCCGGTGCCGTTCTACGCCGCGTACATCTGCAAGGTCAACGAGCGCATGTACGACGAGGCCGATCAATTTCTGACGGGCTACATCCGGGAACTCGGCGTGGCGACGAACGCGCGGGCGGGGATGGTGCCGAGCGTGTACGGGGGCGCGGGCTGGCCGAGCGCCTTCGGGGGCGCGGGGTGGCGGTGATGCGGCCCCGTGGACCCGCGGCGTGTTTCAACGGCGGCAGGAGCCTCGCGCCGTCCGGAGGTCTCCTCCGGCACCATGCGCTCGCGAGCACCCTCCGGGGCCAGGGACGACTCTAGCATGCCGCCCCCGCGCCCGCCAAGCCCCCCGAAGACCAGCACGCGCCAGTTCCGGGCCTGGAAAGGCTTGAACATCACGGACGCGCGAGTGGCGATCGACGACGACGAAGTGGCCTGGCTCGAAAACGCGATCCTCATCGGCAAGGGCGCGATCCAGATCCTCCACGGGCCGGGGCCGGCCGTCGCGACCCTCGCGCAGGGCATCGCCTCTCTCTGGGGCGTGACCCTCAACGCGAGTCCGGTGCTGATCGCGGTGGGGACGGACGGCTCGCTCACGCAGGTGAGTCCCGGGGGCGTCAGTACCGTCATGGCGGCGGCCGGCACGGTCACGAGTGAGGCGCACGTCACCATCTGGCGCGGCTCGCCGGTCCTCATCGTGGACCCGACGACCGGGTTTTTCTCGTGGGACGGGAGCGCGCTGGCGACCGTGGACGCGAGCCAGGTGGGGACAGCCGTCGCCGTCTTCCAGGGCCGCGTGTGGATCGCGAACGGGCGCACGCTCACCTACACGGCGCCGAACACCTACAATGACTTCACGGCGGGCGCTGGCGCCGGCAGTACGATCATCACCGATGAAGCCTTCGGCGGGAACGTCGTCGGGCTCATCTCCGCGCTCGAACAGCTCTGGATCGTGGGCGAGGCGGCGATCGAAGCCCTCGCGAACGTGACGGCCTCCGGCTCCCCGCCCAGCGTGACCACGAGCTTCAGCATCACGAACATCGTGACCAACCTGGGCTCGAACGCTCAGCACTCCGTGCTCGGCTACTTCCGCGCGCTGGCGTTCCTCGCCCCGTTCGGCGCCTATGCGCTGTCGGGCGTCACGCCGCAGAAGTTGTCGGAGAAACTCGACCGTCTCTTCCCGCACCTCATCATCACGCACGACAGCGCGATGGCCGCCGTGGCCGTCGTCGAGAATCTCCTGTGTCTCCTCTTCCGCGTGCGCTACACGGGCCAGTCGATGCAGGCCGGGGCGGGGCCGCGCGCGATGCTGCTGGGCTTCTCGGCGGGTAAGTGGTTTCTCGCGGCGCAGGGCAACGTGACGTGGATCACGACCCTCATCGTCAGCGGCGTCTCGGAGGCGTGGGCCACCGACGGGACGACGATCTTCAGGCTCTTCGGCGCGGCCGACAGCGCGGCGGTGACGTACAAGATCCAGTCGAAGCTGCTCGACTTCGGGCTCTCGACCACCGAGCACGCCGTCCTCAAGTTCGGGCTGGAGCTGCAGGCGTCGTCCATCGTCACCCCGGCGTTGACGGTGGATTCCGAGGTCGCGTCGGAGGCGGTCGCGCTGGCCCCGGCGACGCTCCTGACGATCGTCAACGGGGCGGGGGCGATCCTCACCCTCGTCAACACGGGCGCGGCCGTGCTGAGCCTCATCACGCACGGCATGCTGCTCTCGCGGACGGTCGCGACTCTCTACGGGCACTACCTCGGCTGGTCGATCACCGGGACCGACCCGCCCTATCTGATCCAGGCCGCGCAAATGGAAGTCGCGGACGGGCGGCCGTGGTCCACGCCGTGAGGAGGCGCTATGCCGGGTAGCTTGACCATCCCGAACGTGCTCGCGGGGATCGCGGGGCCGGCGAACGTCGCGGCCAGCCTGCTCGACGCGAACTGGAATCAGATCCGCGACTATGTGAACGCGCGCGAGATCGTGCAGGATACCCTTGCGAATCGCCCAGCCGCGTCGGTCGCGGGCCGCGTCTACTACGCGACGGACACCGGCATCCTCTACGCCGACACGGGCTCGGCCTGGACCCAGATCGCGCTCGGGACGCTGGCCGCGAATCTCGCCGAGACGCTGACGGGCGTGACTCTCTCCAACAACGGCGCGGACGCCACGAATGACCTCGACGTCGCCGTCGGCGCGGCCTCGAGCCAGGACGCCGTGATCGCCGACCGGAACCTGATGAGCCTGACGACCGCGATCACCAAGCAGCTCGATGCCGCGTGGGCCGTGGGCACGAACCAGGGCGGGCGCATGTCCGCGGCGGCCATCGCGAACACGACCTATCACGTCCACCTCATCAAGCGCGTCGATACCGGCGTCGTGGACGTCGGCTTCGACGTGAGCGCCACGGCGCCGACGCTGCCGACCAACTACACGAAGTTCCGCCGGATCGGCTCGATCCTCCGCGAGGCGGGCGCGATCGTGGCGTTCTCCCAGATCGGCGACGAGTTCCTCCGCCTGACGCCGGTGCTCGACGTCGATGTCACGAATCCCGGCACGGCCGCGGTCACGCGCACGCTCTCCGTTCCGATCGGGATTCCCGTATGGGCGCTCATCAACGTGTTCATGGACCAAGTGGCCTCGAACTACATCGTGTACCTCTCCGCACTCGATCAGGCCGACGTCGCGGCCTCCGCGGCGGTGGCCCCGCTCGGGCAGCTCGGCACGGGGGCGGCGCCGGCCAGCGCGGCGGAACTCGCGTGGGGTGGCCGCATCCGCACGAATACGTCGGCGCAGATCCGTTCGCGCCAGTCCGCCTCCGGGGCCGGCGATATCTTCCGCATCGCCACGCAGGGCTGGATCGATCGACGGGGGCGCGGCTGATGGAAGGCCTCCTGCCGACCGTGCGTGAGATCATCGCCGCGTTTGGCCCCGTCAGCGGCTCGATGCTGGTGGTCACGCTCTTCATGTTCTACATGTACCGCCAGCGCGAGAAGCAGTACGATCAGGAGGTGGCGCAGGACCGCGAGCAGATGCGGGGGGATCAGGCGCGGCTCCTGGACGTGCTCTCCGAGAATGCGCGCTCGCATGAGGCGCTGGCGCAGTCGATTACGCATCTGACTGCCGTCACGCGCGAGACGGCCACCTCGACGCAACGGCAACTGGAGGGGGTCGCGCGCGCGATGGAGCGGATGCCGCGATGAGGGCGCCCGACCTCTTCGAGTGGGTCATCCTCCTCTTCGTCGTCGTCGTGCTCGGGACGGCCGTCGCCCTCACGGTCTGGAGACTGACGTCGTGACGCTGCGCGACGCGCTGACATGGGCCGCCGGGTTTTTTGAGGGAGAGGGCTTTATGTATTCTCGCTCAAATGGTGGCACCATAGTATTAGCCGCCAATCAAGTCGAACGCTGGCCACCGCGGCTCGAAAACGATGGGTTGCGAGACAACACGCAAAGGGCCAAATTTTTCGCTTGACAGAAAATGCCCGAGCGCGGCGTCGATATACGGAGAAAAAGCATGGCCTCAATTCGTGACTGTCTTATTAGAGACGAGGGCGTGCGGCTCAAACCCTACCGGGACTCCGTGGGGAAGCTCACGATCGGCGTGGGCAGGAATCTCGACGACAAAGGTCTGACGCGCGCCGAAGCCGAGGCGCTTCTCGACAACGACATCCGCGACGCCGAGGCGGACGTGGCGCATCGCCTCCCGTGGTCGGCGCAACTCGATGAGCCGCGGCGCGGCGTGCTCGTGATGCTCGCATTCAACGCCGGGATCGGGGGGCTCCTCACGTTCCGCAAGATGCTCGCCGCGATGGGGCGCGGCGCGTGGGCAGAGGCAGCCCGCGAGCTGCTCGACTCCGACTATGCGCAGCAGGTCGGCCCGCGCGCGCACCGGCTCGCGAAGCAGCTCGAATCTGGGGAGTGGGTATAAGATGCTGAGCCGTGGGGTGGGTCGGGTTCCTGCTCCTGGGGGTCGTCCTGATGGCTGACGGATTGCTGCCCGAAGAGACCGAGGAGGGCCAGCAGTTCGCCCGCGATTACTTGGGCCGCCTCGTGCCGGTCGCCTTCAAGGGGCAACCCGCGCTCCCGGTGGGCGGCGCTCCTGCGGCGATCACGGCGGGCACGGGCCCGGTCGGGCCCGGCGGCGCGGGCCTGGGCGCGGCCGGAGGCGATGGTGCGGGCGCTCCCGCGCGAGCGGTCAGTGACGGCGGCCCGAGCGCGCTGGCGCTGACGCAGCTCGGGCTCAAGGCCTCCGACGTGGCCGCGAAGCTCGTGCCTGCGGCGCCCAGCGCTGGCCCCATCACCGTCCCGACGTCGGCGCTACTCGGCGATGCGGTGCCGGGCCCGCCGGCCTATCGAGGGGCGCGCGCGACCGCGCCCGCGCCCGGCGTCGAAGGCGAGTTTCTCGGCGCGGGCCTCGACTCCGGGGGCCTCTCCGCCTCAGACATCGCGCTGGCCACGCAGGCCGAGCAGGGGCTCACCGGCGCGGAGGGCGGTGTCGGCGCCGGCAGCGTGGGCGCCGGACTCGGCGTCATCACCGGCCTCGCCTCCAAGGCTGGCGCGAAGCCGCCCGTCACCGAGGAGCAGGCGTACCTCAACATGGCGCTCGACCTCCTGGGCGGGCTCAGCGCGCCCGTCACGCTCGGCATGGGGCCAGCCGTCGCCTCCGCCCTGGAGTTCGCGATGGCCGACTGGTTCCGCCCGTCGATCCCGCATCAGGTCCGGGAGGATCTCGACACGATGCGAGGGCAGTCGATCCTCAGCAACTACTTCGTGCCGAACATCCTCACGGCGCGCACACTCCCGGAGTTGGCGCAGGCCCTCAGCGGGGGCCGGGAATACGCGGGGTATCCCGTTCCGGCGACGGGGGGCGGAGAGGACGTACTGGCTGCCCTCGAGGCGGGCACGCCGTTTGCCTGGCAGCAGGGCATCGCCGGGGAGCGCCTGGAGGCGATCAATGCGGCGCTCAACCCGCTCATCGCCCAGCAGGTCCAGCTCATCCGGGCCTCCGAGGCGGGCGACATGGAGGCACGGCAGACCCTCGCCGACCTCCGGCGCCGGGGCGGCTACACGCTCCTGTCGAACGAGATGGGAGGCTACGGGGCCTGGCTCTCCCCCTCCGAGCGGCCCGTGGATGAATTCACGCCACCAGGCTCGTGGATCGTGAGTCCGGAGGACGTGGCCCGGACTCAGGCGATGCTCAGAGAGCGGGGGGCCACCTACGGGTTGACGCCGGAGGACTACGCCACGCTGGGCCTCGGAGGCGCTGGGGGGGCCCAGGAGGCGCCAGGCGAGGCGCTCGGGGGTACCGGGCCCTCAGCACCCTCAGAGGCGTCCGAAATCGCCACGGCGGCCCTGGCCGCCCCGCCCGGAGCGGGAATTTCGGGGGGTCTGACCCCGGGAACGCTGCCCGGCGGCGGGGCGAGTGCGGGGCGGGAGGAGTTGGGGCTGTGATCGACGCCCGCCTGTGGAGTAGCGTGCCCCATAGAAATCCCACGGCCCTGCTGGACTTCTATGGGCAGTTCGCGCTCTGGCATGAGGCCCTCGCGGCGACCATCGTCCGGGCAACCGGGACCACGATCCGCGTCTACCCGTTGGGCGACGGCGGCGGCCGGGCGTGGCGCCAGTCGGTCCAGCAGCAGCACGCGAACGCGGCGGCGGCCCTCGGGCTGGCCCCCCCGCCCGACCTCGTGGACTATTCGATGGATAAAGCAGATGACCATGCTTCATTCTTTTGGGTGCTTTCTCAGGACGCCACGAGACTAGCGTTGGCGGCCGGATTAGTATGATTTCGCCTCGAGATCTGGCCGGGTTGGTCTACGATGCGGACGGAGGCGCGACATGACTGAGTGGTTCGACGCGCTGTCGGACATCGCGGCGGGCGCGGCGGCGC